ACCGCCCGCACCCTGCTCGACCAGGCGTACAGCGAATACTTCGCCGCACGCGACGCAGGGCGTGTGCCGTTCGGCACGGAAACCCATCGCGCCTGGCTGCAACGCCTCGACAACCTCGAACAGCAACTCGAGGAAACCCACGCCGCCAAGGACGCGGCCATCGAACAATGGGCGGAATGCATCCACACCCACCACCAACTCCACGAAAACTGGAAACGCAACGCCCCGGAACCCGGCACCGAAACCGAGGAAATGGAAGAGGTGCCCACACCAATGCCCCTCATCCGCGCCGACAAGCTCATGGGCATCCTCGACCGTGAACAAGCCATAATCCGTGCACAATTCCAGCGGCTCATCGACGAAGCCAAGGAGGACCGCAATGCGTAACGTCAAGCATCTGCTCGCCGGCATTGGTGCGCTCATCGTCGGACTGCTCATGATCTGTGGGCCCGGCGCATGCCACACGCCACTGCTGTACATGCTCGGTTGGCTCACGTACATTCCACTCGCCACGTATGCGCTCATCCCACTCATCGACAAGATTTGCGTGAGCGTGGATCGGGCGATGCGCGAAGAGGAACGCACCCATGAGCGCGGCTGACCACACCATACCGGGCTCACCAGTCGTCGTGTTCAGTGTGCCCGGTACGCCGATACCCAAAGCGCGTCCACGCGTCTACGGCGGACGGGGCATCACACCCAAACGCACCAAAGACGCCGAAAAACACGTCCGCGACCGGTTCCAGGAACGCTACCCAGAGTTCACGCCGTTCGACGAGCCAATCCAACTCGCGGTGACGTTCTGGCTGCCCGACAGGAAAACCCGCGACATCGACAACCTCGTCAAACTCGTCCAGGACGCGCTCAACACCATCGCCTACACGGACGACCGGTGGATCCACGAACTGCACGCCAACCTCATCCAACCAGACCACAACGTCCCCGGTGCCCGAGGATGGCGCAAACGCCGCGCAGGCGACCCGATCACATGGAGGCACACCCTCTACGAGCCTCACACCAGCATCAAAATCCAACCCACCAGCATCAACCACAAATAAGGAGGGAGCGCAGTGAGCCAGCCGAAACACGCCAACTACCAAGCCATCTGCAAGCAATGCGGCATGCTCCAGCACGCCGGCAGCCTCAATCAGGCGGTCACCACCATCGAACACCACAAAAACATCAACAAGGCACATAAATGCTCATATCAACCCATCAACCCCACCACACAGAAAGGCACCCAATCATGACCCAGACAGAGACAATCATGCAGGACGAGGAAACCATCGACCTGACGCAGGCCGCCATGCAACTCGCCGACCTCAAAGCGCGTAAAGCCGGCATCGACCAGCAGATCACCGATTTGACCGCGCTCATCCTGCGCCACACACAGGACGGCCGATACGAGGCAGGCGACCTCACCCTCACCGTCACGGCCGGCAACCGCACCATCGACCCAGTGAAGTTCATGGGCCAATTCCCCGTCGAACAATACCCGGAATACTACGAGCTCAAACCAATGGCATTGAGCAAGGTCGAGAAACTCGAAGGCAGTGCGCGCATAGCGGGCTGCGTCCGCCAGGGAGCACGGAGGGTCACCGTCAAATGAGCAAAAACAAGACCACAGAGAAACACCTCGAAACCAAAGTCAAACACATCGTATCCGACACGCTCTTCCTATTCGACAAGTCGAAAAGCGCCGACGTGTACCTGTTCAACGTCGCTGACATGAGCGGCATCGTGAAGAAGATCACGGACGGCATCGTGGAGGCGTTGTCATGACCTACGGATCCTACATTCCCGGCCACGAGCGCATCGACATGTGGGAACCCGACGACTACTGCGCGCAATGCGGGTGCGGGCTCTCCGCCATCGACATCGCCAACCATTGGCGCATCTGCCAATGGTGTGCCCGCGAAAACACCGACAACGAGCGCGCAGAATACGCGCACGACGACATCGGAGAGGAGGAACCATGAGCAACACCACCACGCAGGCGGTGCTCGCCGTCGCACAAGCACAACAAGACGCCCACACGCCACACATGCCAGACACCATGCCAGCAACAGGCGAGTGGATGCCGGCAGACCAATCACTCGGCGTATGGCCGACCATCCGCGAACACATCGTGGACATGGTCACCCACCAGCCACGCAGCCTGCAGCGGGAAATCGGCCCCAGTGAACTCGGCACACAATGCCTCCACTGCCTCGTGAAAAAACTCACCGGGCATGGCAGCGGGCAGATCAGGGACGTCGCATGGCTGCCGTTCATCGGCACCAGCGTCCACGCCCAGCTCGAACGCATGTTCGGTGGATTGGACGGGTATGAGACCGAGCGAACGGTGCTCGTCGGCAACCTCACCGACGCGCGCCCCATCACCGGCAGCATCGATTTGTGGGACGAACGGGCGGCCGCGACCTGCGATTGGAAAATCGTCGGCAACAGCACACTGGACGATGCGCGCCGCCACGGGCCAAGCCAACAATACAAAATCCAAGCAAGCCTGTATGGCATTGGCATGAGCCACACCCACCCCGTGGCCACCTCATGCATCTTCTATTTGCCCCGCAACCAGCCAAAACTGGACGCGGCATGGATCTACGAAACCCCATTCGACCCACGCCCCGGCCAGTGGGCACTCGCCAGGGCACGCCTCATCCTCACCCTATACGACAGCATCCGCGTCGAATACGGGCCGAGCATCGCGGAACAGTGGGTGAACGCGTTTCCCCGCAACCCCGAGCACTGCTTCCACTGCCGGGACGAGGCGCAACGTAAAAACCCCGCCGACCTCGCCAGCCTGATCGGCACCAAAACCGTGGACGCGGACACACGGGCATTGGCTGACAGCCTGCCGGCCATGCCACGCGCACTCCTCAACGTCCCACAGGCCGACTACCGGCCACAACCCAACAACCCAACCACTGACACACAACCGGAAGGAACAATGTCATGACGTGGAACAACCAGTACGCGCCACAATTTCAACAGCCCCAATACGGGCAGCCACAACAAGGTTACGCGCCACAGGAGGAGCCAATCGCGCCGGCGCCAAGCTTCGGCCAGCTCCTCAAAAGCGGCGGTGGCAAAGCCGCGTTCAACAAGGACAGCATGCCCGGCACCATTGTGACCGGTACCGTCGTGGACATCAAAACCCGGCAGAAAAAAGAGTACGGGACCGGCAAGCCCATGTTCTCGCAAAAAGGCAATCCGAAATACGAGGCGCTCATCACCGTGCAAACCAATCTGCAGGAGGCGCCCGACGATGACGGACGCCGCACCATCTACATCAACATGTGGGGCGTGCAACAGGACGCCATCCGCAAAGCCTGCGAAGCAGCCAAATGCGAAGGCCCCGTGGAGGGTGACACGTTCACCGCGACCTACGTGGGCTTGGGGCAGGCGCAGCCGGGCATGAGCGCGCCGAAACTCTACGAGTATCGGATCGACCACAAGCCGCCCGTCTCGTTCACACAGCCTACGGGCGGCACGCAGCAGCCCATGCAACAGCAGCAGGGCGTGCAGCAGCCACAGGCGCATGTCGACCCGATGACCGTCACCCAGTTGCGCAACGCAGGCAAGACGGACGACGAGATCGCACGCCTACTGGGCGTGCAGCCAGTGGACGTCATGCGCGTCCCAGGGCGAACAGCGGCAGCGGCTGAACCGAGCGAACCGGAGTTCTGAGGGTGACGAAACATGCGTAAACACACGTAAGCCCTTGTACTGGTCTTACCCAGACTCTTACAAGGCTTACATGGTCTTACGTAGCTAGCCACTCTGAAAACGTTGAAATACTACCAAAAAGTCACTTAAGGCTTACGTCTTACGTTACATACACTATATATATATATATTGGTTGTTTTTATTAATATATGTATATAGGAGTGATAGACGTAAGCCTTGGTGACACCCCTGAAAGGTGTGCATCATGGACTACAAAACCTATGAGCCAATCGCAGTCGAAGGACTGCCCGCCGCCTACCCCCTCATCTTCAACCAGCTGCAGCTCACCTTCACGCCACCAAACGACGGCAACATCGTCCGCACCATCACCGGCAAATCCTTGCAGCTCGTCACTGCCCGAACCACGAAAAACGGACCGGAGACACCCATCATCCACGCCGGATACCAGAAAGCCATCTGGGATCTGCGCGAAGGACATCTGCGTTGGTGCCCGAGCGAACACCGTCTCTACCGGCGTGACACCGACATGGAAGACCACCCCGGTGAACGCCGCACCCTGAACAGTTGGCATCCGGTCAAGAGCATTGAAGCGGAATACTGCATCGACCGTCCGACCGCGCAGCAGCCAGGATACAGTGCGGCGATCGTGCGTGAAGCGCAGCGTGTGCAATGGTTCGCGCAGGTTGAGCGTGGCGTGCGTATCGACCCTTGTGTGTGGGTGCGTCGTGACGGCCGTGTGGTGCAGGTGCGTGACGAACCCGACCTTGCGGTCACTCAGACGTTCGACACGCGTGGCATGAGCCGTGAGGCTGTGCAGCAGGCGGAGCGCATTTGCCGCTGGCTGACCGTGGATGAAAAATCCTATAAGAATCTCGTGCGTATGTTCGCGACTCCATGGCTCGAACCATTCAAACAACTCTCATACGTGCTGTCTGGGCATGGTGGTGATGGGAAGAGCCTCGTGCTCTCGCAGGTTGTGCTCAACACGTTGGGTGTCGGCAAGGTGTTTCCGGCGTTCAACACGACGCAGTTCTGCGAGGTCGGCGGCTTCACCCTGAACCGGGAGAGCATGGCGGACGCGATGGACGGCATGAGCTTCGCTTATGACGATGAGGCCGGTTCGGTCAGCGAGGACATGCTGCCCGCATTGCGTGCACTGTCCACCGGTACGCCGATGCAGGCGCGCGTGCAGGGTGGCAAATACCATACGGTCACGCCCAGCGCCACCATCGTCCTGCTCACGAATCAGGGGTTCGCGGATTCAAGCGAGAGCTCCGACCGTCGGCGTTTCATCAAAGTCGAGTTCCATGCCAACAACGGGCGTTCATACGATGAATACCACGCCATCGAACTGTTCGCGCATGAGCATCCTGCGGCGTTTTTCGCGCTTTCATGTGAACTGTGGGAGCACGAGGGTGATACGCCGGAGATTGTGAATCTGTCGCCTGCGCGTCAGATCAGCGATGAGATGTATTGGCTTATCACGGAGATCGAGGCGAATCGTGAACGGTTCAATCAGCCGGTCGCGTCGCGTGAGCGTTATCGTGCTGAGTTCCATCGCAGTATCGACGATGGTGTGCTGCAGCTGCTCGGCTTGAAGAATGCGACGAGCAAGGCCATTGGGCCTACGCAGCAGCGTGTGGTGCGCGTCGCTGACTGGGACAGGTACGAACAGTATTTGAACGCGGTCAATGAGAGCGTCATCACTGATGTGGTTGTTCCTCCGCCTGCGCCGATCGATGGCGTGGTGGAGACACCGGACGCGTTCGGGTTCGCATGCGACTATGTGCGGGCGGACGCGCGCAAGGTCGCCAGGGATTGGAAACAGTTGGCTGCCTCGCCGAACGTGGACACGTCGCAACGCCCCTCGGATGCCGCCGCGTATGCGGTTGTGCCGCGCGAAGGGTATGTGGTCGTGGACATGGACGTGCCCGAGTCAGGTGACACGGGGTGGACGCTGCTGAATCAGCAGGTCGGCCGGTATGGTTCCGCCGCGTTCCCCGCGACGTATCTGGTGGGTACGCCGTCCGGTGGCGTGCACGCCTACTACCGTATACCCGACATGCTGGCCGGCAAGCTGAAGAACGCGGCGCATCCGCATGGTATGCCCATCGATTTGCGTGTGGACGGCAAGGGCTACGTGATCGGTGCCGGTTCGCACGTGGAATCGGGTGATTACCGTCTGCTCGACGTGCCAACCGATGACGTGCCGGAGCTGTCACTGGACATGTGCCGGTGGTTGACCGGCACACCAGGCTATGTGCTCGACGACCCGCAGCAGCCCATGCAACCAGTCTTCTCCCACGATGGTTACGTGCGTGAGACGACTAAAGGTTCGCCGTCGCTCGCCCAGCTCATGAAGCGCGGCGGTGGTGGCGGTGGTGAGCCGCAGCCGGATATGACGCCCATACCACCCGGCAGTCGGAACACCGACTTGCATGCGTGGGCGTACGGGCGCGCCATCAACCACCAGGACAACCTCACCGCCATCGAACTCGATTTGTATCAGCGTGGGCGTGCGAGCGGTTTGGATGATGCGGAGATCCGCACCATCTGGGGCAGCATCATGCGCCAACTCAACCAACACACCAAGTAAAAGGAAGTGCAACATGAGAGACAAAGAGACAATCTACGATCTTGTCATGAGTGGCAGGTGTACGCCAATTTGCCTCTGCGCGGGCAACGACAACGGACAGGTATGTACGTGCAGGTGCAACGGCAAATACCATGCAGCAGCTAGTGGGTTGCGTGTGGATGGCGTTTGGTCTGCTGACTACTCGGAAGCCTGGTACAACGATTCCGATATTGATTACGTTCTGCGGGGCGACTTGCATCATAAAGATTTCTTCTATTGGGGTCGCAGCAGAAAGACCGGCAAATTCAATCTTACGGTCGACCCACGCTGTCCGGCGGTTGCGGCAAACCGCACATTTTACCGTGTGGGGGTTGGGCATGACGATATTGTTATGTGTGCCATACCCTCAACAGTTGAACCTTATTTCACGTGCCACGATGGGCTCATGGAAATCCTGTGGGATCTAAGGGAACTTGGTGTCATTGAATATTGCCGGATGAGTGACCAGCCACGTAGGAACAAAGAATTCGCGTGCGTTGTCAATGGTATCGAAAGTTATGAAGCGCTGCTTGCGTTAATCGGTCTCATCTATGACTACATAACTTTAGAGACGGACGTGCATCTCCAAATTCAGCGTGTTCTTCGGGGATTGGATTGTGTTCTTTCGGAAAAGGGGAGACTTTGATGGCGACGAACGTTTCCGAACGCATCCACACCTTGCAGGACATACTCGACGCGCTGCAGGAGCAGGCTACCGCAGTGACCGAGGATGTCGACCCCCGTGCAGACGAGGACGCGGCATTGTACTGTGCCGGACAGCTCATGGCGATCGCACGGACAACCGCGACCATCAGCACGATGATGGACGACCTGTGGGCCACGAACACGGGTGGCGGCTCGTGAGGGACGTGCTCATCTCACTCGCTACCGTCCTGCTGCTCATCATCGTCAGCAAATGGGCTGACGGCCACCACTTCTAGATCCAAACAAACGTTCGACACGAAAGGACATACAGCATGATCGACAATGTGAACCACCCGCAGCATTACAAGCAGGGCCCATTCGAGTGCATCAATCTGACCGAACTCTACGATTTTTGTTTGGGCAACGCGATCAAGTACGTGTGGCGCCACCAATCCAAAGGGCACGCGCTCGAGGATCTGGCGAAAGCCAAATGGTATGTGGAACGCGAAGCCAAGCACCTCAACAGCACCGTCTGCGAACCAGCACAGTGGATGAGCCGCCGCTACCGATTGTTGCGCAAACTCGAACAAGTGAATCATGCGGGCGCGCGTGACTTCTGGGCGCATTTGCGTGTTGGTTCCCTGGCGCACATGGCCGCCGACCTGGAAACCATGATGCTTCGAGTTCAGGAGGTGGAACATGGGCACCATCAGGCGTAGCGTGGCGAATCTCGAACCTGGCGACCACGTGGAAGGCGTCACGCTCCTGCACAAACAGGTCAATCCGCGGAGTAGGTCGACGAGCGCGTTGTGGCGCTGCCGGTGTGATTGCGGCGCCACGCTCTCGCTCTACAGCAGGCAGATCGCCGAGAAACAGTATGTGATGTGCGAGGACTGCGAAAAACAGGCGAGGCTCGCGAAAAGCATGGGCTTCAACGGCTGCCGCGTGGACTGGGCACGCGTCATCGACATGCATTACGAGTGGATCCAACAACACAGGGGAGTGGCATTATGAGCCATCGAATCGACAAGCGCGATGAGTGCGTCAAGGCGATACGCCATCTCGACCTGCAGGGCAAAAGCCCCGAGGAAATCCTCATGCTCGCATGGGAGGACGGGTGGGAGCACGCACTTGACCTGTGCATCAAACTCGAACAAGCCATCGACCACAACGCGTTCGATGCGCGCCCGGAGTTCACTGATGGGCGAGCGTAAACCCGCATGGCTACGGCTCATCGCACCCGACCGCAATCCACAGAAACTCACTCCAGTTAAATGTTCGGGGTGTGGCCGGTGGTGCATCGAACAGCATGGTGCCACACAATGGGACAAATGGGACGCCGGCATCATCACCGGTGACGACCTGACCGTCGCCATCATCCTCAACCGCACCCTCGTCAGGGTCGAACGCACACCCGCAGGCGGTGTCCTATCCACCGTCTGCGGCGGCCTGGGCATCACCCCGCATGGCGAATACCTCACCATGCACGACTGCACGCAGCCACCAATCAGCAGCAGAGGGTGGAAACCGATACCGAAAAGCGAGCATGGTCAAGACTTGTCATGGCTGCCGCACTCCACACCCATACCCGGCGCGGATCCATGGGCGTCCACACTCGACCCAATACAGGACACGCTGCCATATTGACCAAAAAAGAGAGGGGGCCGGCGGGTTGGAAAGGATAACCAACCGCCGGCCAAGCATCAACACAATGCGCTTCCGACACTACCCGAACGGAGAGGAAACGCAAATGCACACCATGCCGGACACCACGCCCTGCACCAACTGCCACAAACCCATCGACGACCAGCACACACTCTGCCCGTCCTGTGAGGTGCGGTTCGCGCTCACCCTGCTGCGCTTGGCAGCCTCACTCGAACCACTGCACGACATGCTCGATTCCACCATCCACTACGGTGGCCACGAACCCACACGCACCATGACCTCGACACCACCCACACCGATCAGGCTTGCCGTGCTCGACCTCATCGACGACATCACCACCTACTCGTACGAGCTGCGCCGCCTCCTGCTCGGCATGCCCGACCCGGAACACGAAGCCACCTACGAAGACGCCATCGGCACCCTTATCGCTGACGCTGGCGCACCAACCATCAGCACCAACACCTGCGCAGGCATGTACATGTGCGACGCAATCCGCCTCATGCAAACCGCCGACCGTCTGCTCGACCCACCCAATATGCGGGACATCGGCCACTGCCCGAATCCGTTGTGCGGCGTCATGCTGCAAGCATGCGATGGACAACAGTCGGTCACCTGCAGCATGTGCGGAACCACCACGGATACACACACCATCCAGCTGCGTACCCTGGAACGCTTGTGCTGGGACGACGAACGGCACGGGAGCGCCGCGCAGATCGCACGAGTCTTCACTAACTGCGGCATTCCAGTGCTCGCGAACACGATCCGACAGTGGGCGAAACGAGGCAAACTGCACGCCGCCACGAACACGCGCCCGCACCGTCCGACCTACCGGTACAGCGACGTGTACCGGCTCACCGTCGGCGTAAAACGCGATTAGGTGTTCGTAGGGTAAAAGTGTCACAATATTTTGCAGTGGGAGTAGTGGGTCAACAACAAGTTTCTACCGCTCGCCACTGTCTTCTCTCTGGGTGCCCCATAGGGGCTCTGCTCAGGGGCGTTCCCAACCAGCCATGGGTCATGTGCGTGCGCTCACCGGGACGCCCCGTTCCTTCCAATTCTTCGTGGTTCCGGCCCAGTGTGTCGACGGCACCCGCCCAAGCGTCGGCCGCCGTGCCGGCCCAAGTGTAGGGGTGCCCGCACGCCGGTCGAGCTGACCGGGGCACCCGGCCGGAACCACGAACATATTCGATCAGGCAGGGGAGACGAGGCATATGCGACGTTGCGCCTACACCCGCTGCCCGAGACTCATACCCAACGGCGAACGCTATTGCAATGAGCACAAGCGCGCTCGCGACCATGAGCGCGGCAACAGCACACAGCGAGGCTACGGCAGTGCGCACCAGAGGGAACGCGCCCAATGGTGGCAGCGCATGGCAGGCGGCGAGCAGGTCACCTGCCCCCGGTGTGGGTGCCCCATACTGCCCGGCCAATGTTGGGATCTCGGACACAACGACGCACGCGACGCATGGACCGGACCCGAACACGCCCACTGCAACCGTGCAGCCGGAGCCTCCAACTCGCAACGCATGCGCGAACACTGGAACAAAACCTGAGTCAATGAACAACAGCAGGACGGCATGGGGCGCTCGCGTTCGTTCGCTCGCAGCTGTTCGCTCGCAGCTGTTCGCTTCGTGCTGCCGATCACGTTCGTTCCTCGTCTCGAAAACTTTTCCGTTTCGCTTTCGTTCGCGCGCCGCTGTCAACGACGACAACGCGTGAACGAATTAAAAAACGAATTAAAATCGCGCGTCTTGTTATTTTTTCGAGCCGGATACCCCCTAGGGGGTGACCCCCGAGAGGCCTTGCGTTAGACCGCCGGTGAGACGAGGCGCAACTATTTCATAACTTAACATTTGGGTTTTGGTAAAATAAAGCACACGCGAAGTTGCAGCTTCCGTGTGCGTGACCGACTGCGTAGGAGTCGATATGTATAACTATACGTGCATTGAATGCGGTAGAGAAGTATCGGTTAAGTCGAAGAAAGGTAATCCGAAGCGTTGCGAGGAATGCCGTAAGCGTTTGGGATACTGTGATTATTACTATGAGCATCAAAAAGAGATAAGCGACTCCAGAAAGCGCAAGACGAAAGAGCGGTTAGGCTCCATTGGGAAGAAGTGCGCTATGTGTGGTAAAAAGTTCTCCCCAGAAAGAACTTCCGCGCAGAAGTATTGTTCAAAAGGTTGCATGCGTAAAGCGGGTCGCGATACTTCCTCGCGTCAATGTTCCGCTGCTGGGTGTGTGCGGCCGGTGCGTGCGCGTGGCATGTGTTCCATGCATTATCATCGGTGGCGGCGGGCGACAGTGGGTGAACCCAATCCGGTGTGGGATGAGCGCCGGCGCGCGAACTATGAGCTTCGTCGGGCTCGTAAGAAGACGAACGGTCCGGTGGAGAAGTTTTTGAACGTTGAGGTGTTTGAGCGTGACGATTGGCTGTGTGGTCTGTGTGGTGAACCAGTCGATAAGGATTTGGCGTGGCCTGATCCGATGAGCGCGAGCCTGGACCACATCATTCCGCTTAGCCGGGGTGGCGCGCACACGTTGGATAACGTGCAGCTTGCTCATCTTGTGTGCAATATACGGAAAAACAATCAAGTAACGGCATCGTTGTGATCAGGGGAGGTGGTTGTGATGCCATATGGTAGTCCGCGTCCTGGCGGTGGCCGCATGCCTGACCCTTCCTCTGATTCGTTCCAGAAGCGTGCAGCCGGCTTGTTCGCATTGCCGGCGAGTGGATATAAGCGCACACACCCGAAGTTCCCTCTCCCGCGTTTCTCGGTGATGCAGGTCATTGTGGATGAGGATGGGCGCCGCTATCGCCAGGTCGATAATGAAGCGTCCGACGAGTGGAATGCCCGTGAGAAAACGGTCTGGGACGAATTGTGGCGTCTGCCGCAGGGTTTCGCATGGTCGCGGCCGACGTACAAGTATCTGCAGAAAACAGTGGCGTTGTATGTACGCCAGTATGTGTTGTGTGAATCATCGGATGCCAAGGCCGCAGACCGTACGACGCTCTGCAGGTATGCCGACACAATCGGTTTGACACCGCAGGGATTGCGCCTGAACGGGTGGATCATCGTCGACGATACAGAGAAGCCGAAGAAAAAGCGCAAGGACGCCCAGTCTGGCAATGTGATTCAGTTCCCGGATCCGCGTGATGAGTGGGAGCAGATGCAATGAGCGTGCCGGCACGGAAGGCCCCGCCGAAAAGTCTTGGTTTTCTACTGGCCGCGTGGATTTCCGCGCATTGTGTGGTGCCCGCCGGCTATGACTTGAATCGGCCGTTTCGTTTGACGGGCTGGCAGTTGCGCAACGCGGTTGATTTCTACACAGTTAAGGACGGTATTGCGTTCAATCCGGCGCGTCCTGCGCTTGGTTCGGCGTTCAAATGGCGTCGCGGTCAGATCGTGGGCGGGCAGAAGCTCGGCAAGTCGCCGTTCGGTGCGGCGGTGGTGTGTTTCGAGGCGGTCGGCCCGTGCGTGTTCTGCGGTTGGGCTGCCGGTGGCGAACAATACCGGTGTGACGACTGGGGTTGCGGCTGTGGATTCGCCTACACCTACCGGCCGGGCGAACCGATGGGAATGCCCAGGCGTACCGCATTGATTCAGCTGCTCGCCACGTCGGAGGAGCAGACCGCGAACGTGTACCGTCCGTTGCAGACCATGATTCGCAACGGGAATCTGGATGACCTGATGAAGGTCCGCGAGGGGTTCATTCGTCTGCCGAATGGTGGCCGTATTGACCCGGTGACCTCGTCGGCGAAGTCGAAGCTGGGCAACCCGGTGAATTTCGCCATCATGGACGAGAGTGGCGTGTATACGAAGCGTTCGGGCATGTTCGAGGTCGCGGATACCGTGGCCCGTGGTACGGCCGGCATGGACGGGCGCGTGCTCGAATTGACGAATCCATGGGATCCCATGGACGCGTCGTTCGGCCAGGCGACCTATGAAGCTCGCGTGTCCGACATCATGAAATATTTCCCGAGGCACGACCCGGCACTGGATTTCATGGACGACGCCGACCGGCATAAGATCCTCGAATTCGTGTATGACGGTTCACCGTGGATCCAGCTCGACGCCATCGAGGCGCAATGCAAAGAGCTGCTGCAGCGTGATCCGACGCAGGCGCGCCGGTTCTTCGGGTGCGAACTCGTGCAGGGCCTCGGCTCCTACATGCCCGAAGCGCTCTACGATGCGACCGAATCGGAGCGTGAACCGCCTGAGCCGGGCACGCAGATATGCCTCGGGTTCGACGGGTCGCAGACCGGTGACTGGACCGCGTTGCGCGCCGAGACACTGGACGGCTACCGGTGGACACCAACATACGGCCCGTCGGACCGCCCGACGTTCTGGAACCCTGCCGAATGGGAGGGCCGCATCCCACGCAGCGAGGTCAACGCCGCCGTGGACGAACTGTTCGCGAAATACGACGTCGCGCGTTTTTATTGCGATCCGCATCCGTGGGAGACGCAGGTCGATGATTGGAGCCTGCGTTACGGCAGTGACGTCGTGGTGCCGTGGCCGACGAACCAGATCGGCCGCATGTACGACGCGCTCACACGGTTTTTGCAGGATACGGCGGACCATACGACCACGCACAGCGTGGACGCGACCGCGAAACTGCACATGATGGCGGCCCGCAAGGTCGCCAAGCCCGGCGACCGGTATGTGCTGGGCAAACCATCACAGAACCAGAAAATCGACATTTCGATGGCCGACATCCTCGCGCATGAGGCGGCGGCCGACATGAGACAACTCGGCTGGGGGCAGCAGGACGACAACGTCTACGTCTACGGCTGGTAAGGAGACTCCTATGGTTGCCGTGGTCACACAGTCGAGCGCCAGCCGGCTCTCGGACGATGAGGCGAGCCTGCTGCGCTCCCTGCGTTTGCGCCTGTCCAGTCTGCGTGCCATGCACCGCAAATGGGACGCCTACTATCAGGGCACGCAGGAGATCAGCAGCATAGGCATCGCCGTGCCGCCGCAACTGCGGGATTTCGTGTTTCCATTGAACTGGCCGCGCATCGTCGTGGACAGCGTCGTGCAACGCCAGCAGGTCAAATCGTTCAGCGTGCCCGACGACCCGGCCGCAAGCGCGGTCCTGCGTGAGATGTGGGAAGCGAACAACATGGAGTCGCAGCAGGTGCTCAACCACACCGAGACGCGCGTGCAGGGCCACGGGTTCGTCGCGGTCGGCACCAATGGTGATGACCGCGACCACCCGTTGATCACGGTGGAATCCGCGAAATGCATGATCGCGCGCATCGACCCACGCAATGGCGACGTCATGGCGGCCCTGCGCGTCTACGAGGATTCGTGGAGCCTGACCGCGGCACCACAGTACGAGACGCTCTACCTGCCCGACTGCACGATATGGCTCGCCCGGCAGCGAGGCAAATGGGTCGTCACCGACCGTGACGAGCACAAGCTCGGTCGTGTGCCTGTCATCCAGTTCGTCAATCGGCCACGTGTCGGCGATTACATGGGTGAGAGCGAGATGGCCGACGTGGTGCAGCCCACCGATATGGCGGCCCGCGCCATGCTCGACCTGCAGATCGCGATGGAAACACACGCGGTGCCAGGAAAATACGCCGTCGGTGTCACCAACAATTCGTTCATCGACCCAGCCACCGGCAAACCCGCGTCAGCCATCAAAACCTATTTCAATTCGATGCTGACGAGCAAGAATGAGCATGCGAAATTCGGTCAATTCAGCGCGTCCGACCTGACGAATTTCAAGACCGTCATCGACCTGCTGTCCGAGCAGGTGTCCGCGGTCAGCGGCCTGCCGATGCGCTATTTCGGCCAGAACACCGCGAACCCGGCCGCCGAAGGCGCGATACGTGCCGACGAGAGCCGGTTGGTGAAAAACGTCGAACTGAAAAACCTCGTCGACGGCGACGCGTGGAGCAAGGTCATGGCGCTCGCCTACCGCATCCGCGAAGGCCGCGACCTGAACGCGAACCTCGTGCGCTGCGACTGGAACGACCCGGCCACGCCCACGCAGGCGCAGAAGGCCGACGCGATCAGCAAGCTCGTCGCCCAGGGCGTCGTCTCCCGTGAGGGCGCATGGGACGAAATGGGGTGGAGCGAGGCCCGCAAGGACAAGGAACGCGAATATTTCATGCGTGAACTCGCGCAAACCTACGAGCCGATCGTAAAGGGGATTGATTATGGTCCTGACGATGGCGGGTCAACATCTGGCCTCGGCGACACTCACACAGGCGCGTCGCCTGCGCTCGCGGACCAATAACCTCGCCAAAAGCCTCATAATCACCTGGCGCGCCCACGCCGACGACGATTTCGATACAGCCATCACCAACGCCATGCCCGACCTGCTCGGATTGCTCGACGCCGCCCAATACGCCACCGCACGCGACGCGACCCGAGCGACCGTGGCGAGCATGCAACGCCAGATAGGCGCACGCACACCACAGGCATGGCAGATCGACCCACGCCAATGGGTCGGCGTCAACGGCAACGGCATGCCCACATGGCAGACCCTCGCCGGCGCGGTCATCAAAGGCCGACAAGCAGTCCAGGAGGGACTGCCGACGACGATCGCATTGGAACGCATGGGCGTCACACTCGTCATCCGTTCACGCACCGCGCTCGCGGACACGTACCGTGGCGCCGCGGAAAGCACGGCGCGCTCCATCCGCTACGACTGCGGGTATGTGCGCGCCCTGAACCCGCCCAGTTGTGGCCGTTGCGTGCTGCTCGCCGGCCAACCGTGCGGGCGGATCCCGTTTGAACGCCACCCGCAATGCGACTGCATCGCCGAATGGACCCCCAATGGCATCGACACGAGCATGCTCGCCAGTCCGGGCGAATACCTGGACTCACTCGACGAGCAACAACTCGCCCGTGTGCTCGGCAGCCGTGCGAACGCGCGCGCCTACCGGGACGGCGCCGACATCAACCAGCTCATCAACGCCTACCGGCGCAAAGGCGCGGTCGGAACGGCCCAACAATACGGGCGCACCATCAAATACACGACCGAGGGCACCACGAAACGCGGAGCGGCCGCGTGGCGCATGATGCGCGCCGGATACGCCAAGGAATACGTCAAACAAGGCGGACGCTATACGAAACTGGACCGGCCACGCCTCATGCCGGAAACCATCTACCAGATCGCAGGAGGCGACCAGGAACGCGCCAAAACACTCCTGCGCAACTACGGATGGATCCTCTAACAAACTTTGCGCGCCCATGCACGATGCACGGACGCGTGCCACGCGACGTGGCGAACCCAACAAAACCAAGGAGATGCAACATGCACCGCAAATTCACCCTGCGCCGCAATCTCGCGCGATACGAGACCCTCGCAGACGATCCCGCAACCGACACGCAGGCCACGCCGCCCACACCACCCGTAGGCGACGACCACGCCGACGACAAGGGCACGCTGGGCGCCAACGGGCTCAAAGCCCTTGAAGCCGAACGCGCGGCCAACAAGGCGAGCAAGAAACAGATCGCCGAACTGCAGGCCAAACTCAAGGAATACGAGGACGCCAACAAAAGCGAAGCGGAGAAAACCGCCGAACGCCTCGCCACCCTCGAAAAGGACAACGCCGCAAGCCGATCCCGCGCCGAACGACTCGAAGTCGCTCTCGACAAGGGACTGCCGAAGGCGCTCGCCGCACGGTTGCAGGGGTCGACCCGTGAGGAGCTGGAAGCGGACGCGGACGAACTGCTCAAGCTCGTCGGCGAGCAGAAGCCGGCATCTCCCAAACCAGATCCAAGCCAAGGGCACGGTGGTGCCGGTGCGAAGCCGACCTCGATGGAGGAAGCGATCGCCGCGGCCCTCGGCGTGAAATAAGCGTATAGAAAGGACAGCTCATGGCTGTAACACTCGCAGAAGCGAAAAACAACACCATGCAGGACTACGACCCGTTCGTCATCGACGAATTCCGCAAGTCCTCCGCAATCCTCGACAGTCTGATTTTCGACCAGGCCGTCAACCCGGCAGGCGGCGGCGCAACCCTCGAATACGGGTACCGTCGACTCAAGACGCAGCCGACCGCAGCGTTCCGTGCGCTCAACTCCGAGTACACGGCGAGTGAGGTCACCACCGAGAAGCACAGCGTCACGCTCGCCGTGCTCGGCGGCAAATTCTCCGTCGACCGTGTCATCGCCGAGCTCGGACCGTCCGCGTCCGGTGCGATCGCGTTGAACATGACGCAGAAGATCAAGGCCGCGTCCACACTGTTCCAGGACACCGTCATCAACGGTGACACTGCGACCGACGCGAACGCGTTCGATGGTCTCGACAAGGCGCTGACCGGTTCGAGCACGGAAATGGCGCCGGCGACCGGCACCTATGATTGGACCGACCCGAGCGGCGACAAGGGATTCGGCATCCTCGACACGCTCGACGAATTCCTCGGCCTGCTCGACGGCACCCCGACCGTGCTTGTGTCCAACCGCAAGACACTCGCCAAGGTGCGCGCCGCGGTGCGCCGCACAAGTATGTATGTGCGTGAACCTGTCGAGGACCTGCTCGGCCGCAACGGTCGCCCCATCGACCGTGAATCCTATGGTGGCATCCTGCTCGTCGACGCCGGCGAGAAAGCCGGGTCGAACGATCCGATCATTCCGGTCGCCGCTGACGGCACCACCAGCATCTACGCCTACCGCGTCGGCCTCGACGGGTTCCACGGTGTCACCACGGTCGGCTCGAACCTCGTGCGCACGTGGCTGCCGAATTTCTCCAATTCCGGCGCGGTCAAGGACGGCGAGGTCGAGCTCGGCCCCGTCGGTGTCGCGCTCAAGGCCACCAAGGCCGCCGCGGTGCTGCGCAAGGTCAAGGTGCAGTGATGTACCGCATCCACGCGCCTAACCGCGAATACGATGGGCAGGTCGCCGGCGTGGATTTTCATGCCGGCGACTCCGCCCCCGTTGAGTCGGTGCCTGACTATTTCCGCCGCCACCCCTACGAAGTGGAGGAACTCCACGAAGAGGCGGACGGGGAAAAGACGCAGCGTCGCACCCGTCGTAAACCCGCCTGACAGGAGGTGCACCATGGCCGTCGCCACACCCGGTGATGTCGCCGTCGAACTCGGCCGGGACACCCCGGCCGAAACCAGCGTCGAATACAAACAGTGGGGCAAATGGTTGGATCGTGCCGAACGGCAGATCCGCCAGCGTATCCCACTGCTCGACGACTGGTGTGCCGATGACGACTACCGTGCGCTCGTGTCCGACATCGAATCCGCTGCGGTCGCCCGCAAGGCCCTCAACCCCGAGGGCATCCGCAGCGTGATGACACAGATCGACGACGCGAACCTGCAAAAAACGATCGACACGTCCCGATCAGGCGGTGAAGTCAATATCCTCGACAGCGAGTGGGCGCTGCTGATGCGCGTACCAGTTTCGGAGATAGAGACGGCCACCATCATGCCCGACGAGCCGGTCAGCGTGCACCCGCCGCGCCGCCCATCATGGTGGTGAGCGCCATGAGCATGAGTGAAATCCTCACCGCATTGCCGCAGATGCAGCAGCTCGCCGAGCAGCTCATGACCGACACGGTGCGTGTCGAACGCCTCACCGGGCGCATGAGCGTGGACCCGGAGACGGGACTATCCGAACCTGAGTCCACGCTCGTTTATGAGGGGCCGGCCAAGGTGCAAACGTATGGTGGGATCGCCCAACAGTCGTCAGCATCCGCGACGGGTGACACGTCGAATCTCGGTGGTGTCGTACCGGTCTGGTCGCTGCGCCTCGACCTGCCCATCAGCGTGGTGGGCGCGCGTTCGGGTGATATAGCCATTGTGGTGGCGTCGCGTGATGCGGCGCTCGCAGGCGCGCGATTGCGTCTCATCAATCTGCAGAGCGAGAAAACGTATGCGACGGCACGCAGGTGGAACGTGCAGGAAATCCCGCACGATGGGGGAGGCGATGCACCGTGATTGTAGATGTGAGCGAGGTGAAAGCGTTCGCCGCGAAACTGCAGGCCGTGCCCGAGCGGAAACAGCGCAGGGTCTCGATGATTGTGAAAAAGGCCGCGCAGAACGTAAAGACGGAGACGCGCGCCGACCTCACAAGCTCGGGAAACGCCGCGTTTCGGCGCATCCCCATCGCCTATGAGATGCACGAGCGTGGCCCCATGGTCGAAGCTGATGTCGCCCCGACCGAGGGTGGCGCCGGCAACCTCGACAACCTCGCGTTTTTCGGCACGGCTCGCGGTGGTGGCACGCATGATTTCTACCAGCATGCACGTGCGGAGTTTCCGAATCTCGTGCGTGAGTTGCGGAGGGCGGCGATGGGATTATGAGCGTGATCACCCACATGGAGGCGCGGCGCCGCGTGCTCGCCATGGTGCCCGACTGCAAGGGTTGGGCGCGCTATGAGGATGTGGCGCAGTCGGGCCATGATCCGCCGTGGATCGTCCTCAAATTCATCGAAAACCAACGGCTGACCACTGAATCATTGGCGGTGACGACGAAACTCGCCACGTTGGAGATCCGTGTGGTCGGTGACACGGCCGACGGTATCGGTGTCATCTGCGACAAAATGTGCGACGCATTGCAGGGCGCATGGCCCGGACGCCCGTTCGGCCGCATCAGTCTGGACGTGGATTCGGGCGTCTACCCGTCGGAGCTCGTGTCGACCGTCACCAACCTGCCGTTCCTCATGCGCGTCCTGCGGTTCCGCGTCAGCTGGGCCGCCTGCTGACCCCACATCAAAATTGTTCTATCGGCCTCCCGCACACCACGGGAGGCCTTTCGTTTAAGGAGGCACCATGCCTAATACCATTAGCGCGAATCTCGAAGACGGCATGCTCAAAACCGTGTTCGTGCCGACCATCGCGGACATCACGAAACCCAAGGTGAGCGAACTCACCGGATCCGGCGTGCTCGATTTGAGCTATTACCTTGCCGGTGACGGCTATCAGCTCAACCACACGCAGGAGATGATCGACGACGACCGCGAAGGCTCCGCGACCGTCGGCCAGATCCCCGGCCAGGACAAGTTCGACGGCGGCACCATGCAGCTCATCGACAACACCAACGTCGACGGTGCTGACAATGCGGCAGTCGAGACGCTCACACGTGGCACGACCGGGTTCATCGTGCGCCGTCGCGGCCTGCCGACCGACACGGCGTTCGCCGCGGCCCAGACCGTGAGCGTACACAAAGTCACCATCGGCATCAAAACGCCGGTCGCGCACGCCCCGAACCAGCGTCAGATGAGCACGATCAGCTTCAGCGCGGACCCCGGTTCGCAGGATGAGGACGTGAAGATCGTCGCCAGCAGCTGACCCGCATAATGCTTCGTCCGGTTGGTCTTACCTTTTCTCCCCAGCCGGACGAATCCCCCTCTGTTAGTCACAAGAAAAGGCCCCTCTCTCTCGTGAAGAAAAGGACTACGAATGTTTGCCATCAAGCGGCCCACGAAAACCGTGGACATCGTGACCGACCTCGAGACGCTCGCTCAGGCGGTCGACCTCAAACAGCAGATCGACGATGCTACGCCCAACACTGCGGGTATGACGGACGCGGAGATCTGCGCGGCGAAAAAAGCCACCGACAAGCTACGCCGCGAACTCAAAACCAAACTCAAGACAATCGACGAATCTACGGTCACACTCACCCTGCGCGGTCTCGGCTCGAGCCAGTGGAACCAGATCGTGCTCGCCACCACAACAGTGGACCAGAAAACCGGAAAACAGGAACGCGACATCAACAGGCTGCTCACGGAAGCGCTGCCTGAAATGATCATCAGTGTCGAACGGCATGGCGAACCTGTCGAGTTCGACCCGGCTGCGGACGTGCCAGCATTGCTTGAGGCCATTGTGGACACGCAGACCGTGGAACTGCTCGTCGCCGTGCAACAGCTCAACACTCCGCAGGTGGATGTCCCAAAAGCCCTACGCGAGTAGATCGGCTCGCGCACGCGCTCGCCACACGCCCCGACCTCGTCACCGATTTGGAATGCACGCGCAGCTTGGGCATCAGCTACAAACGATTCCTCGGGTGGCAGCCCTCCGATGGTGATGACGTGGAGTGGGACGAAACGGAGCGTGACTGGATGCGCGCCCTGCGCGCCTATGAGCAGACCGTCACATGCCCGTTATGTGGCATGGACGTGCGGTTCTGCCACGACGAAACCGCCGTCCGCCATACGTTTGCGGGCGGGCAGGTGGAGATCTGTTTCGTCACGGAGATGCGTGAGACGGCGATGCGCCGCTACACCGAATCGGGTGAGGTGAAAAACCCGCATTCGCAGACCACGAAACTCATAGCCAGAACTGAATAGAGTGATTGGAGGTGCCCGTATGGCGCTCAACGAAAACATCATGGTGCGCATCAGTGCGGACACCTCCAACTACACCGCGAAGATGAAGGCCGCGTCCAAGAGCGCCAGCGAGTTTGGTGACGCGCTCGAACGCCCCATGACCGCCGGCGAGAAATTCGAGGCCGGATTCGTCAAAGTAGGCACGATGGTCGGCGCGGTATCCGCCGCCATCGGTGTGGCCGCAGTGAAAAGTTTCGCCGATTTCGACGCCGCCATGAGCGAGGTCGGCGCCAACGTCGACACCACCGGCAACCAGCTGACCATGCTGCGCGAGGCGGCCCTCGAAGCGGGCAAAAGCACCATCTACTCGGCCACGGAATCCGCGCAGGCCATCAACGAGCTCGGCAAAGCCGGTATGAGCGTCACCGACATCCTCTCCGGCGGCCTCACCGGCGCTTTGAACCTCGCCGCATCCGACGGCATGGAAGTCGCGCAGGCGGCCGAATACATGAGCTCCGCGCTCGCCATGTTCCACCTCGAAGGCTCCCGCGCCACGGATGTGGCCGACGCGCTCGCCGCCGGTGCCGGCAAGGCATTGGGTGAGGTGTCCGATTTCGGTGAGGCACTCAACAACTGCGGTGCGCAGGCGTATTCGTTCGGCATGTCGATGGAGGAGACCGTCGGCACGCTCGCCCTGTTCGCCGAGAACGGCATGGTCGGCGCGGAAGCGGGCACGCAGCTCAATAGCATGCTCATGAAGCTCGCAAGCCCGACCAAGGACGCGCAGGCCGTCATGGACGAGCTCGGCATCGCCGCCTACGATGCGGGCGGTAATTTCGTCGGCATGGCCAAATTCGCCGGTCAACTGCAGAAAGCCGAAGCTGACCTCACGCAGGAGCAGCGCAACCAGTACAATGCCACCATGTTCGGCTCGTATGCGATCAAGGGTGCGAACTATCTGTATCAGGCCGGCGAGCAGGGTGTGCGCGACTGGACCGACGCCGTATCCGAATCCGGGTACGCGTCGGAGATCGCCGCAAAGAAGACTGACAATCTCAAAGGTGATCTCGAACAGCTCGGTGGCGCGGTCGAAACCTCATTCATTCGCATCGGGGAGGCGGGCAATGGTATCCTGCGCCCTATCGTGCAGACGATTACCGATGTCATCGACGCGTTCGCCGACCTCCCGTCCGGCGTGCAGCAGGGAGTTGTCGCCATCGGCCTGGTCATGGGCGCCGCAGCCGGATTGCACAAGGTGTTCGGCCATCTCGAGACGAGCACGTCGACGTTCGGCCGCACTATGGGATTGGTCGTCGACCCGATCCAGCGCGTGAAAACCGCGAGCAGTGACGTGCAGCAGGGCATGCAGATGGTCAAAGCCGCATTCATGAGCCCACAAGCCCAGATCGAGACATTCGGCACCACCATTGGTAAAACGCAAGGCATCATGGCCGGATTGAAAACCGGCGCCACCGGCATCATGGATTTGATGGGCGGCCCATGGGGCGTCGCCATCAGCGCAGGCATAGCAGTGCTCGGCAGCCTCATCCAACAGCACCAGCGCGCCAAGGAACGCGTCGACGAACTGGCCGAAAGCCTACGAAATGGCGCGTCCGCGGCCGAGTATTTCGGCAAAGCCCTGTCCAAATCCGAGGGCTCGATGTACACCGAGGGCTTTTTCAACAAGCTCAAGAACGGTTTTGACGACGTGTGGACCGCGGTCGACAAAGTCGGTATCAAACACTCCGAATTCGTTAACGCCATCACCGGCGACCAAACCGCCTACGATGGCATCGTCAACAAGGTCAATGAATGGTATAAAAGCCAGAATCTCATTGGTCAATGGTGGGACTCGTCCGGCAACGTCGTGCTCAACGCGATGAGCGAACAGCAGTCCAACTATGCGAAGGCGCTCGAGGATTCAAAGGCACAGGAGGAGGCCTCCAAGGAGGCCGCACGGCAGAAAACCGCTGCACTGCTCGAAGGCAAGGACGCGACAGCGGAATACGCCGCAGCCACCGGTGATGCCGCTGACGCCGACCAGATCCTTTCCGACCAGTTCGGTGCGACCACGGACGGTGTCAACGAGCTCGCGACCGCGCTCAGCGAGGTGATTTCCGCGCTCGACACCTACTATGGTTTCGCGCGCAGTGAGACGGATGCGCTGCTCGCGTGGCTGGACGGCGGGGCGGATGCGCCGCCGCTCGTGCGCGCGGCGCTCGCGCACCTCTGGTTTCTCACGCTCCATCCCTTCGACGACGGCAACGGCCGTCTCGCCCGCGCCCTGACCGAATGGCTCCTCGCGCGGGCCGAACGGTCGGGGCTGCGCTTCTATTCGCTCTCCGCGCGCATCCAGAACGAGAAGGAGGACTACTACGGGGAAATCCAGCGCGCACAGCGCGGCACGATGGACGCCACGCGCTGGATCCGCTGGTTCGCCGGATGCCACTCGCGCGCGCTGGAGGACGCGGAGGCGCGGCTCTCGTCGATTTTCCGCAAGGCCGCGTTCTGGCGGCGACACGCCGACGCCGACTTCAACGAAAACCAGCGTGCCATGCTCAACCGGCTGCTCGACGGTTTCACGGGCAACCTCACTTCGTCCAAGTGGGCGAAGATCCGCAAGGTCTCGCAGGACACCGCCACGCGCGAGATCAACGACCTGGTCGTCCGCGGCATTCTCGCCCGGCTCGGCCGCGCCCGCGCGACGCACTACGAACTCCTCCCCTGATTCCACAACCCCCTCAGAAGCTGGACGCGCTCCAGGCCCGAGGCGGCGCCATTCTCTCGAACGAGGAGATCGTCGCGCTCGAGACCGACATGAGGACGATGAAGGAGGCTCTCGCCGACGTCCGCAACAACGGCCTGGAGGTGAAGGGCGGCCACCTTGAGGTGGGCAACGACTGTTTGTTGCCGACGGCGAACAATGGGGCAATGGTCGCTGAAGGGAGCGCGACAGACGACTTCATCAAGTCTCGCATCTTCACCATTCGCGGCGTCCAGGTAATGCTCGACCGCGATTTGGCCGTATTGTACGGCGTTCCGACCAAACGACTCAACGAGCAGGTAAAACGCAATGCGGAACGGTTCCCCGTTGATTTCATGTTTCAGCCGACAAGCGATGAAGTCGAAGGTTTGAGGTCGCAATTTGCGACCTCAAACGAAGGAAGGGGCGGCGCCAGATATGTTCCGAACGTTTTCACGGAACACGGCATCATCATGCTTGCGAGCGTGTTGAAAAGCGGCGTCGCCGTGGAAGCGAGCATCCGCATCACCCATGCTTTCGTCGCCATGCGCAAGGCGCTGGCGTCCGTGGCGCCGCTCTTGGCTCGAATGGACACGCTCGAGCGGCGCCAAATCACCGACCAGACTCGCAATGAGGAGCGTTTTGAAACGATCTTCAAAGCGATGGACGGCGGCGACTTCCCGCCTCAGAAGGTTTTCTTCGACGGGAAGCACTACGACGCCTTCTCCTTTGCGCGGAAGCTCGTGCGCAAGGCGGCGAA